ACAATGGAGCTTCCAGAGCTGATGGCCTGAGTGGTCACGGCCATGCTGTTTGCCCAGAGCTGGCTGTCCCAGATCATCTGGTAGCGGTTCTTGCAAAATGTTTTAACAGCAGCTACGGCACCAGCGGAGGTATCGTGGGTCTTGATACAGACTTGGTTGGCGATCTGGTCGAGGGTCATTTATCCCTCGCTGGGTTCGGCAGGAGGAGCTTCGTCAACCGCTGGTTCAGCTACCACAGGTGCTTCGACAACTGGCGTTGCTTCGACTGCTGGTGCTGGTTCTTCAACCACTGGCTCGACAGCAGGAAGCGGAGTGTTGCCTTCGGACAGCCATTGTAGATAGGCTTGGTAGTCGGTGTTGGCGGGGTCGAATGGAATATACTTTTGATCTTCTTGCATTAAGACGCAGAAAACATTACCAAACATATTTTTAACTTCTTTATACATATTATAACTCCGATGATGCATTCCACGTATCGAGGAAATAACCATTATTTGTAGTTCCGTTGCAGGTTCTGCCAAATTGAAGACCGACATTTGTTATTCCTCCAGCACCTGATGCCGTTGAGGGAAAACCATTAGCCCCTGCGTTAAATACATTGGTTACTGTCGGTGTAGCTCTTTTTGTTACGATAAATGGTATTCCATAGTAATATGTATTGGTATTTACAGCATAACCACTCCAGATACTGTTACTTGCACCCCCGCCAGCTTCGTAATACCTCTGACACAACGCCAACTCCGTCCCAATCGGCCTGCGCTCAAACTCGGTTGCGGTTGAGCCTGCTTCAAGTTGGACTCCTGTGATTACAAACCCAGCTCCAGCTGTTCCCATAATAGAGGTTGCTCCAGTTGCTCCAAGAAATCCAGTTGTCCAGCTTCCAGCTGGCGCACTGTAAGTGGAACCAACCCCAAGACCAAAATATAATCTAATACCAATGCCATTATCTGTAAGCCACGTTCCACTTGTATCCCCTGCTAGAGTAATTGTTTTCTTTTCCCATGTATTTACTGACGATATTTGATATGTGAAGGGATATGATCGTGATGTTGCCGAGTTTGCAAACACACCCCCAAAAGTTCCAGCAATAGTAGAGTAAGTCCAAAAAGAAAGAGTTACTGCCTTGGCTCCAGATGTTCCCCACCCAAGATCAGCGCAATTAAACCCCTCAACGAAGTGACCTATTAAAAAATAATCCGATGCTGTGACCGTGTACGCAGAAGAAACTGTTGCGACCAAACAAAATGTATTGTTATCTGCCTGCTGTGGGTTTGTTACGGCTTGCCTCTGTGCCGTTACTTTTGAGGCCTGAGAAAGCTGGAAGTTCCATCTATCAACCGAGTATGTATTTGCTATTGGAGTATGGACTGCCCCCGCATTCCTCTGGTCAATCCGCATATCACCATTGATGATGCGATTGCGGAAGCCAACCGCAGGACGAGTGTTCTGCGTTGAGCCGTCGTTGAAGGTGATTCCGTTAGTTCCGTGGATTGAGGTTGCCATAGTTATCCTTCGTACAAAATGTTTACTGAACCTGCGTCAAGAGTTGCTGCAGCAACAGTTGTTAGGCGTACCCGATCAAGAACAGATGATAGTGTTTTTGTTCCTGCGAACATATGCACATCATATGAATTAAATGCTCCAACTGAAACTAACCCACTCCCAATCCATATATTTCCAGATATGTTTGTAAGTATTAAATGCCCAGATACGCTATCTGCGGTAGAAGTACTATAATTTTGCAATACAAATCCGCTTGTTGAAGTAGTGCTCCCAACACCCCCATTATACGTTCCTCGAATAACTGATGTATTAACAGCATAACCAGTTGTTTCGACTCCTCCTGAGCCTCCAATTTGGATTTGCAATGCGCTTGCTGTTGCCGTAGAGACTCCATTAAGCATCACAGTAATCCGCTTCACCCAACTCGGGATACTAGTAAAGTCGATGGCTGTTCCGCTGGTTGATGCAACAGCAGTTCCAGAAGTAATTGATCCTCCATTCACAGTAGAAGAGTTAATGGTTACGCCAGAAAATGTTGATCCAGTAATTACTCCGCTTGCATTGATTGAAAGTACATCAGACGTAGTCGCACCGCTATTACCCCTTGCCAACTTAATCGTGCCATCGGGTGAGGATGGGACGGAGAGGGTGAAATTATTAGTTCCAGTCGTGGACTGGCCGATTTGAACTGAGTTGGCTTTTAGGAGGCTCATAATTATCCTTCGTACATTACGTTTACAGATCCTGCATTTAAACCAGTAGCTGCAATTTGTACTCGGTCTAGTGCGCCACTTAATCCCGAATTATTTAAAGACCCACCACCAGATACTATGTTGGTTGTGGCTTGCCTACCAGCATGGTCTGCAACCCAAACATTAAGGCCAACGTGTGTAAGTCGTATTGTGCCAGAGTTTCTATGTGTGGAAGAGTTCCCAAAATTTGCCCAAATAAAACCGTCCGTTGCGCTTACGCCAGCCGTATTTCCAGCAGAATCAATAGTTACGCTGGTACTAACATAATTAGTAGTTCGCAGTCCCCCAGAATCACCAACCTGAACATTTATATGTGCTGGTGCGCCACTTGTCCCAACCTCATACAAAATCACGGTAACTCGTTTAGCCCAACTCGGTATGCCACTAAAAAGAACCGATCCACCTGTTGCGACTTGCCCTGACATAAGCGTCATCGGTTGCGCCAACTTTGCAGTCGTTACCGCACTACCAGCAATATCAGCAGTCGTAATGCAATCGTCAGGCAATCCCCCTGCGGAGATGCCTGTGATTGTTCCTGTGCCGTTAATTGAGATAGGCATATTAAACTATTGTCCAAGTTGAGCCACTGGGGACAGTGACAGTCACTCCATTGGCTAGTGTTATCCCGCCAGCAGTCATTGCGTTCTTACTTGCTGTGATTGTGTAGCTCGAGTTAAGTGTAATATCATTTTCGTAAAACATCCCAGCAGCAGCACCAGCGGATGCTGTGGTAGCGTTTGTAATCTGACCCTTAGCATTTACGGTAAGCACTGGAACATTCCCACCAGAACCATAGGTTCCAGCTGGGCTTGGCGACAGGTCTGATGGCTGTGCGTTAAACGCAAGTGCGCTTGTGATTCTTCCTTTTGCATCAACCGTGATTTGCGGAATAGATGTAGATCCACCATATGTGCCAGCTGTGGCACCACTGTTCTCCAGCTTTACGCCAGTTACAGATCCATCAGCAATTTGAGCGGTACCAACAGCATCGGAAGCTGTAGTTGTCCAAGAACCAGACGTTACTTTAAGCAAAGATCCGTTATTAGCACTCGTTACAGATGGAAGGTTACCAGCAACTACAGCAATCGAATCTACATATGCCTTCGTTGTGGCATCGCTTGCAGACACTGGAGTCGCAACACCAGTAACCCGTGTAGTTCCAGCATCATATATAGAAGATGCGTTCTTCTTTAGAAAGTTTGAGGCAGCAACCTTACGGATTGCTGTTGCGCTATCATCGGCGATTGGAAGTGTGTCGGTATCTGCAACTGGATCTGTAAGAGCTGTGAGGCTTGTGATGGCCGTCACGTTCATGCTCGCATCTTCAACAAGCTGATGGAGCTTCGTGTTTGTCAGCTCCTCAGTTGAGGTAAATGTCTTCCCTTTGGTAAAATTCGGCATCTCTTTGGTACTCTATTGGTAGCTTCTTAGCAGTCAAGTGCAGTTATTATAAACCTAAAAGAGACCAGCTGGGGCTTTCGCAATCAGCCCTCCGTACCTGCATGGTCTTCTTTCGCCCCAGTTTAGCTATTGGCATAATCATCCAAGACCCAAACGGCTCAAGCCATATGGCCATATGATCAATATCATGTTTTTTATATATGGCCTTCTTGGATGTCTTATGGCTTACGCATACCCTGCACCTGCTTGTAGACCTAGATCCAACCCTGTTTAACACTGTCATCCAGCTACTTTTAACCTGAACCTTGTAGATTCTACCCCTTGAAACAACCAGCCAATCGTATGGCTGGGAGTCTCCGATAGGCTTACAGGGCACCCCGCCCCTCTTGAGAACCTCCAAGCAGAACATCTGTTCGGCCAGCTCGCCGAACTTCTTGCCCTCTTTCACCTAGCAGTTCCAAGCCCTCAGCGATTTATTGATTCGTGAATCTGGGTCTTTGGCTGTCGAGCTAGATGTCAGCTTTTTCTTCATGCCAAGCATTCTGGCGCAAAAAGCCTTCCTTCTTTCTCTATCGCTGTCGGTCTTTGGATTGGGTGCTGGTGCCTTTAGATTGCCTCCTGTAGCCCGATTGTAGCTACGCCTGCCAGCCTCGTTAAGTCCACCAGATGGATCTTTCCCCTCCTTGCGCTGCCAAGCTGGGCTTTTATACGACATTTACTGCCGTCCCCTTACGCATAACCGTCTTGGTGTCGTGGCTACCCCAAGCCTTTTCAAACACACGCCTTGGGGTCTTGATGAATCCACCCTTGGATTCGATGGCCTTGTACCCTGCCCTGATCTTGTTTGCGGTAATTGTGGGATCATAGGCAGTCCCGATAAAAGCAATGCTAGAGGGTACGGTAACCCTGTTGGGAAACTTGTCCCTGTCTTCCACTGGAAGAACTCTGATGGTCTTAGACCCGTCAGCCTCACGATACTCGTATGCTGGCATGCCATCTGTTTAGCAGTTATGGCTAATCCTGTAAATAGAAAACCCCCCATTGCTGGGGGGTTCTCTAGACTTGCGGGGACGTACCCCAAGTCACGACTCTAGTTAAAGAGTTACGAGCTGATCGTGCGAGTTCTGCTCTTTAGAACACGAGCCTTCTTAGCGTTCAACACTTGGACAGCCCAATGCGCTTTCCATCCAGCATAGATATTCTGGTTGAGAATATCAGATTTATCGGGTTTATCCACGATAACAACGGAAGGAGCGTAAGGGGACATGCCACCATAATTGACCGTACCAAAGGCACCATTCGTAAGAACATATGTCGAGACCGTGTGTCCAGATGAAGAATAAGTTCCTTCAGTGGATTCTTTCCAAGCATTCGTGTGCTGTTGCACATTCACACCATAGATTTGACCGAGCTGGCCTTTGACAATGTCAGAGACACCAGTTTTGGTATTGTATTGTGCGATGTTAACAACGGTAGAATCCTTGAGCAGATCACCAGCGACAGTCGGATCAACGATAGCGTTAAACTCTTCGTTTAAGCTGACATTCTTATCCAAGCGGATGAGCGTAGCTGCATCCAAAAGGTCGGAAGGGGTCAGGTAAACAGGGGTAGAGCTTGCACCAGCGGTTGCGAGTGTAGCGAAATCAGTCGCTGCACCAGCATAGATCTTGCTGACGGTATTGCCGTAGATGTCCTGAGTGCGGGCTGCTGCGATAGTATTTGCGATACCAGCAGCTGCGGTCACACCCTGAAGGGCATTACGAACAACGGTGTCCAAGTGGAGAGACGCATCAAGCGTCAAGGCACGGATACCTTCCTGCAGGGCTGAGAACAGCTGGCTGTAGTTAAGGATATCTGTGACCTTGAGTGCTTCACCGACTTGCGTCAGGGGGACGTTGATCTTGCGGAGTCCAACTTCACGATAAGATGAAATCGGGGTTCCTTCGGTCAAGTTGCTCACCTGAGTGCCGTCAGCTGTGGTATTCCACTGGAACATGGTGATGCTGTTGTTCCCAGTGTTGGTGGGCAGGTCATACTTCGTTCCGTAATTGTTCAGAACGAGCGTTTCAGCAACGCCGTCCAGAAGTTTTTTCGAGAACAAAGCCTGAAACTGATCCCCCAACGATGCGGGTACACCTGTAGTCATCATAGCCATATTGTTTTACCTCAATAGAACTGATTAGAAGCCGTCAGCTTGCATCGCCAAGTTCCTGACATAAGACTCAGCTTCCGCTGTGGTCATATCAGTAATCTTCTTGTCGCCCATAGGCGCAGAAGGATTGGAAGATCCAAGTGACATTCTTCCTTTCAGTTTTTGATTTTCGGCCTTTAACCGCTCGTTCTCTTTCACAACATCCGCAGCAGACTCCCCAGCGAGTTGCAGCTTTGCCAGCGCATTGGCAAGGACAAGACCGTCTGGATGACGGTTCAGGAAGTCCTTCACCATAGGATCTTGATGTCCCATATAGGACATAGTCGTCTGATAGAGATCAGAGGACTTATCCGTTAGGTCTGGGTTCTCTTTTACAAGATTGTCCCAGTTCTGGCGTACACGACTCTCGAATTTAGCTTGTTGATCGGCTTGGAGACGAGACCTGCGAAGGTCATCCTCCTCGATAGTATTTGCTTTTTTGCGAGCTTCGGCAGCTAGATCATCACGACCTTCGTTCTCCCAATCCTTAGCGTACTGACGGAGTTCGTCTGGCGTGTAGGCTTCACGGGCATTACGAGGAGGAGCAGCTCTAAGTTGCTCAACCTCCTGTTCCAGTTTTGCCCGTTGCTCCGCAAACTCCTTCTGCTTTTGATTGAACTGCTCCCAGAGATTGCCGAGACGATCTCGGCTTTTCTGGCGTTCTTCACCAACATCAAGGCTTTTGATTTCCTTGGTGATTGGATCTTCGCTTGCAGAATCTGTTGCGGATGCTGTGCGACGAGTGGCTTTTTCAGCCGTTTCCTTCTGACCCGCAGACGGGAGTCCGTCTGTTTTACGGGGAGCTTGTGCTTCGACCTTGGGTTCGGAAAAGCCATCGACCTGTGCTGCTAGTTTCCCGAGTTCCTGTAACTCAGCATCAATACTCTTACCTGCCCCGCTCGTTTCACCCGATTGAGGTGTCGTTGCTGGTTCGGTTAATACTGCTTCATTGGACATAACGGAGTCCTTTCTTTCCCGAAGTTTAGGGGACTAAATGACCGAGATCTGCCATGTCCCCTTCGCTGGCAGGCTCGGAATCTTTACTTAGATCACTGGCACCTAGATAGTCTAGGTAACTGACCATCTCTCGACAGCCAATCGACTTACCAGCCTCAAACGGATTGCCACCAGCCATGCAGGCTCGGGCATCCCGAAGAGCGCAGTATCCAAGCAAAAGTATTTTCAGTCTTGCTCCAGACCGAGAGTTTAGAAATTGAACAAGTGCGGAACGGTCTTCATCGATCCACTTTGCTTGCGATGAATTAGAAAAAGAAAAGACACGCCAAGCTGCGGAAAAAGCCCTGATGAATTTGTATAGTGTCGCCACTTGTGGAAAGTGCTACAGCTCAACTGGCTACTGTCAACTGCTAAACAGTTATTATTTTTGGCGGGGTATCAGCCCTGCTTTTATCTTAGTTTTATTTTGGGTCTTCTGCACCACTGGCTCCTGCTTTGGCTCGTTACGCTCGAGCCTTGCAAGATCTCTCCAGTCCTTGAAGTACCCGTCCTGCAGATGAGGACGCTCCCATGTAAGTGCCTGCAGGTTATAGAGTTTCCCGTTCTCAATCCCCATGCCGTACTTATGGATGTTTCCCCAGTCTGCTTCGTATCCGTCATCCTTAACCTTTAATGCGGGCACCCAGTCAATCGCCCTTCCGTAACAATGAAAGCTCTGGGGCACAGGCAATCCCATCGCATTTGTGACGATGCGCCCAGCCTTTGTCCTACCCTGCTCATACAGATCCTGCTGCTCCTGTGGTGTCCTGTGACCGCAGTAAACATACGGAATCACACCGCCCGCAATAACCGCATCCCTCCATGCAGCCACCCGAGCTGCGAAGGTAGGCTCTAATCCCTTGAGGATATCCTGATATATGGACTCTATCTTCGCACGGGTGATCATTTGTTTCGCTCGAGTTCGAGCTGGTATTGAAGCTCATTGATTGTTGAGATTGCATCTCTTGCCCATCCTTTCACATCCTCTCCACTATTCATCACAGCCTTAAACCGATAGTCGGTTGTAAGGAAAGTTACTGTGTCTGGAGGGAGATATCTCGCACCTGTACTAGCGCACCCACCAAGGGACACCGCTAGTGCCAGTGAAAGCACGATTGATTCTATCCTGATTCTCATCCCTCTTTTTCTTGGATGCCGAATCCTTTTGTTCCTTCGGTGTCGGCATCAGCCTCAAGACGAGGTCAATGACGGCTCCGAGAAGTCGAATCACTTGTCGTTGATATGAAGGCCGAGGGTCTTTAGGAATGAAACGATCTTTTCCAGAACGCCATCATCCGCAGGTGTAGGAGTCAGCTTCACGATTACTCGTGCAAGCACGATTACAGCACCGACCACAGCCATGATATTTGCGAAGTTTTCGGTAATCCAGTTCATGTAGGTAATGTAAGACTGGTCGGGGGCGAGTCAACTACTATCGGATGCTTTGCAGATATCTTAGAGCAATAGCCATATGAATGACTGCCCCAGTTATGTCTGACTTGGCGTAACCGCTTTTCACTAGGATCGTCCGAATACGTTCATAGGCAATGGCATGCTTGGTTCCACCGTAGTACTCCGTTTCGTCCTGCTGCTCGATTTGCATGGATGCCAGCTTGCAAGCCTCGAGAAAGATATTTCTGTCGTGGTGTGGCAGGAAGAACCAGATGACAGCCTTAACTATCCAATTCATTTTTTCCACCAGTCTGCTGTATCTTTTGCCAGAGATTTAATTGCCTTCTGAGCCTCCGATACGCTGGTCGTTAGATATACAGAAGGCTTACCGTCGATATATCCAAGAGAGATAAAGCCTTCATCGAGTAGGTATTGAAGGGCTTGTATTGCTTGATCGTCGGTGTTCATTTTGTTTATTTATAGAAAAGAATTTTAATTGCACCTTTGCCACCCGCACCACCAACGCCACCAAGACCAACCGTGGTTGCGTTTCCAGTTGCTCCTCCACCACCGCCCCCGCCACCATTCGCCCCTCCTGTGCCTCCCGCACCTCCGTTAAGACCACTTGCCCTCGTAGCTCCTCCCCCACTCCCTCCACCACCACCGATAATGTAAGGTTGTGTGGTTGAGGTGGGGGCATTGTATCCCGCCAATCCAGCTCCACCATTTACTGTGATCTTTCCGTCTCCACCAAGTGCCACAAAAGCACCATTTCCATTAATCGGCCAACCACCAGAACCACCATTCCCACCAGTTTTTGCTTGGTCGGCATCTGTGTTTACCCCACCCGCACCCCCACCCGAACCAGCATATCCGTTTCCTCCACTCATCGCTATTGTTCCTGTAGAGCTATTTCCTCCTCCTGAAGAATTGTTCCCCTGCCCTCCGAGTCCGTTGAAAATCAACCCGCCTTCGCCCCTACAACCTCCTAATGCTCTCAATGTAAGAGAACCTACTGTTAGAACCGTATCTCCTCCTGCGACTGCATCCCCTCCATATCCACTATTGATATTGGAAACTCCTGCTACTCCCCCACTCCCTCCGTTTCCGATATTCCATCCAATATACTGACTACCAGAACCAAACTCGGCACAAGGGAAAAGCATGTCGATGTATTGCCCTGCTGCACCGCCACCTCCTCCGTACTTACTGACTGTTGTACTTGCCCTAGACATCCCGCCACCACCGCCACCACCTCCACCAAACATAAATATCCGCATAAAGCGAAATGCGTTTAAGACCCTATTTGTATTGCCAGTAGTAGAAGTCTCGATGTAGTCGACTGGGACAAGGGAAAGTTCGGGAGTAAAAAGAGGCATTTCCTACTCCTTAAGTAAGGCTTGTGACATACGCTGTACCAGCGGTTGCAAAGATCGCATTCATTTGACCGCTGTAGTAGTCGTTCTCGTAGAAATCTCCGCTATTCATCTGCACTGAGAAATTCGATGCGCTTGCGGTTCCACTACCAAAAAGGACATACAAGATCCCCGCCCCGACATTCTGGATCGTCAGCATCTTCCTGCTTGCGTTAGAGGCTATCAATGTGGCCGAGGTAATTGATGTAAATGTGGTAACAGCCCCTGCCGTTGCAAGGATTGGAGCTGTGCTAAAAGCCCCAGAACCACTAACGCCATTAGCCATATCAGTCTTAATCAGAGCTGTATCAGCAGACAGAGTGGTAAGTAGTCCAGTGGCTGTATCCAATTTAGTCTCTACTGTATCTACATTAAGGTTAATCGTATCAGCCTTAATCGAAGTGTTTGAAATAGCATCATAGAAATCTTTATGGGTTGGCATTGTATTATCCTCTGTTGAAGAACTTGGTCTTGATTAACTCCCAAGATATGGAGACAGCCGTGCCGACGATGGCAGCTGCTAAGTAGAAATGACCCTTAAGTTTCTCGAGTGCCGTCACCCGATTCACCAGATCCCCGTAGTTAGAAAGGCTCCGCTCAAGCATGGAACACAGGCCGACCTGACGCTCCTCCATTCTTGCAAGCCGTTCCCTGATATCCGACATGTCAACGTCTACGATATTCACTGCGGTAACATCTGCTGGAACTGAGCATTCTTGGTCTCAGTCTGCATGGCCTTCATAATCTGTGCGCCGATCTGCTTGGCGAGGTTCGGGTTAGTCTGCGAAAGGAACTGAATGTGTTGCTGTAAGTGCTGGGTGTAGGCAGCACCGCTATCCTGAGCGAGCTGCTGTCCACGCTGACCAGCCAACTGCAGCCGATCCATATGGATCTGAACATGCACCTCGTGATCGTCGGCAGGCTCAACAGCCACAGCACCGAAGCCTTGGTCGAGCAACAGATTCTCGCTTCCAGCTTCTTCGGCCTGCATCTGCTTCTTGAGCTGCGGATCGATCAGCATGCGGTTGACAAGGTGGGGATCGTCCACCTCCAGCAGATCCTTGCGTAGTTCTGGCTGGTTAATGTACGGATCGTTACGGAGGGTCTGGAACCGCACCAAAGCCTTCTGGTACTGCATGACTCGGTTCACACCGTCAGCACTGCCCGAAGGTTTGATCTGATAGTCAAAGATGATTGCCTCGGCGGGCACAGCCGAGAACTGGTTCTGGTACTCAAAGAGAAGCTGGTCGTGTGCGTACTCAACTAGGATTGCATATGCCTGCTTGTAGATTTCACTCAACGCCAGCCTGAAAAGTTTAATGCGGAGATCTGTGTTCACCCCCATCAGCTGTCCGATATTCTGCACCTCGGTAGCCGTGCGGGGCTTTGAGCTTCCGAGTCTTCCCTGCGTCAGGCCGAAGTCGGGCATCGACACCAAGTACTCCGAGACCTGACGCATCTGCACCATCTCCTGATCAAAGCTGATCGGGGGCTGGGGCATGAGTACTGGCTTAACTCCCGTGGGCAAGAGAACCCCTGTGCCGAATTTGATATTGTTCACATTGGGTATGTCCTGATCAGAGGAAAACATCGGTGAGTTGTAGAGGCTCATCGCATCAGCCTTGGCGTTCATTGTCTTGGTCAACGCAGCTTCAAACGCTGCAACCGTTTCACAAACTCCACGGCTCGAATAAAAACCTTTGTCTGGAGTAAACTCCAGCATGCACGGCACGAACGGCATCTGCCCGTGGGCATAGGGAAGCTCGAACTTCGGGCGAATAGGTTCGTCAGGAGCCTGCGGGCTGAAGGTCTCCACGATGATCTTCCCCTTGTCGTCCCGATAGTAGCACTCCCAGATAATGATGTTATCCCGCATGCTTCCCTCGGTCAGACCCTGCTTGCCTAGCTTGTGCTGATCATACGAGCGAACCCCAGCACCAGCCGAGTTCCCCTCGCCTTTGATCCGCTTGATAAAATCATCGTCCTGCTTGTACGCCTCGTTGCGACGATACTGGCCTTCAGAAATTTCCATGATGTGGCAGATCCGATCACAGCTGTCCATGTCCTTGGTGTAGTACGGGAACACAAGGTACATCGGGTTAACTGCATCAAACTTGACCGACCTGTTGGCTTCATCCCAAGAGGTCTTCATAAACGAGATCCCGCAACGGAGCATGGCCGACACATAGACCATCATCTCGGTTTCAAAATTGGAACGCTCACGCAGCATGTAGTTGAACCAGCTCTCCGCTGCGTAGCGCAGAGACTGCATCTGGGGTTTGCGTGGGGTAAAGCTGGCCAGATTCTCAGCCGAGTAGATCTGGTTTATGTAAAACGGTACGAACTTATTAATGATCGAGTTCGCTAAAGGATAGTGAAGGTCGGCTGCATTCGGCCAAGGTTTGCGCTTACGACGAAGTCCACCATTGCACATGGTGTACCAAACCTTCTGCCGATCCTCCCAAGTAGTTCGCTTTTTAAGGTCATCGCAAAAAGCATCGTACAGCTCTTGCGTGGTCATTTAGTCCCCAGCGTCGAAGCCACTTCTGGCATCTTCAAAGTTAGTTTGGATGGTATTGCCGAATACATCTGTCTGCAAATGACTACCACCAGCATCATTTGAGGTCAAGCTCGGTCTGGTCTTGACATAAGCCCAGATGGCTCCAGCAGCTGCATCCGCACGATCTGGACTGCTTCCACCTGTTCTTTGTTTATATTCAGCCTTGGACTCCAGCTTAATGCTTCCGTTAGATGTGCAGAAGAACCTGCGGGTACACAGCTGACCGTCCATGATGTCATCCTTGGGTAGGATCACTCCCCTGTCCTCAATCATCTTGCCAGCCGTAAACAACATCTCGGAAGCCTTGTTGGCGTACCCAGCCAAGCCAGCCGTACCAAAGTTCACACGGTTGACGCTGTACCCCTGCTCATCCATGCGCCTGATCATGGGCGACCCGATACCCCCGTTGTCAGCCCAGACCAGCTTGGGGTTAACCTGAAACGCCCGCAGCTCCCTGATCACCCGTCCGACGGTACGCATCTCGTCCCGATCCTTAATAATAATCAGGGGCATCAGCTTGTTCCCGTCCATGATGGCCACGGCAGTCTCGTCAACCCCTGCCCCACCCCAGTCGATAAAAGCCACCCTATCCATCGGGAAGTGGGTTGGGGGTGTAGCCCTGCAGTCATGGATCTTGGTTTCCGAGATGACGGTCTCGTTATCAGCCTCATCCACAAACTCGTTATGGATCATGCTCCTGACCAGCGGGTGGTCATCCCCATACAGCTCCTTAAGTCTTCTAATCGACTCGTCCGTAATATGTGGGCACTGGCCGATAGGAATAGTGAAAGTCTTCCAGAACTTAGCATGTTCCCGAAAGCACTTGGCAAAGAAGCTGTTTGCTGAACCTGTGCTGCTAATAGCTAACCAGCGGTTAGGTTGGGTACGTTCACCTGCATGCCAGATCTCTGCAGGTATGGACTTGGCCTCGTCGTAGATCAGCATCAGGTTGCCCTTGCCACCCGTGGTGCTGCCCTCTGGATGCCACCCCTCCATCCGCTGAGGTTCGTCCGTGGTAAAGGCCACCGCCCTCCCGTTAATCGGGCTGATCAGCTCGTTGGAGTTAACCGTCCAGCCCTTCAGCTTCGAGGCATACTTGTGTACGGTGGCAAACAAGCCTGACTTAATCTGTCTGCCTACGTTAGAAGTCACAATCACATAGCTGTTAGGGAATACAGCGCAGTGCCAGATAATTGCTGGTACCACTAAGAAGCTGGACTTGCCCGATCCGTTGGGTGCCCTGACAGCTACTCTGCCACCAGCATCAAGTGCATCCATGCACTGGATCTGCCAAGGGTAGAGGCTGTCCATCCCAAGGTAGTGGCTGGAGAACCCCGCCAGTGTGGACAGGAACTTCAGCTTCTGGAGTTCATTCATTTGGGACATTTGACTTCTCCTTGGCTAACCGCTTCGCCTCCAGCTTGGCCTTCTTTCGTCGCTTGCGGGCTTGTATGCGCCGTTTGACTCGGTGGATGAGTGCGTAGTCTGGATCGTTGCGAACCCTGCGTTTAAGCCATTCTCGGCACTTGGCGTAGAACTGTAATTTGTAGGCTTCATCGGAGTGAAGGCGGGCTTTGTGTTCGGTGTAATTCCAAGGCATGGGGTAGGAAATTTAGGGGGTGGGGGTGTAGCCGATAATGCAGGGGGGTGGTAGGTTGCTCGTCTCTATATATTTAGTGTGACGCATGGGGGGTGGGGTGGTGGTACGGGGTATCTGGAGAATCCTGAGGAGCTGATGTAAGTCGTTGATTTTCAGAAAAAGAGAATAAAAGATTTGATGCTCTAATCTTTTATGATGAACATTGTTGTTCAGTGGTAGGTACTTCCATAAGCTGTGGTGGTGGGTCTGTTAACGGAATAACATCTATGGTCTGCAATCGTGCCTCACTCAATCTCTGACAGATGGCAGATGATACATCCAGTGAGAGAGTGTTAGTCGTTCCACCTGAGACTCTTAGCTCTGTCTTCTGGCTGAACTCCTCTGGTCTTACTCTCTCGAGTAGCCACTGAGCGGATTGAGGCGAGGATTGAGCGTGATTCCTGAGCTTTGTGAGGTTGTCAGCGATGAAGTTCTCTCGCTCTGCATCTAGCCTCTCGGCAAATTCCCTGCTCTGCTCCTTCATCTCGATCAGCTTCCCGATCCCAATGCCAACAGCACCTGCCATAGTTTTCAGACTCATCCCGAGACGAGCGAGTCGATACAGCTCTTTGATTTTCGTCTGACTGAAGTTTTCAAATGTTGTCCTCGGTTTTCCTCGTCCTCTTTTTTGCACGACTGGAACAGGAACAGGAACAGGATCGGGAATCTTTTCTGGCATCGTGACAACTGGTGAGCCGTTCACCATTTCAATGCTGAGATCTTTATTTGGGTCAACTTTCTTGATCCGCTTTCTACGCATTAATTCTTTCGGCACAGATCAGTTTTTAATTGCAATCTTTAATCTGTCGACCACTTTCAGCTGTTTAGCAGTTGTCCTCCCAGCGGATGAAAGATCGAACAGAGCCGTGTGGGTTGTGAATCTCTCGAGAGCTGGCACTCGTGAACTCCTCCAGCTCATAATAAATTATGGCGTTTGACTCGATCATTCGAGCGTGAGGGTTGGTGAACCCGAGCATGTAAAAACAAACACGGCGAGCGGATCATCCCAAGTGGTGACAACTCCCTGCCTTCCCCTCGATGGGGGAGGCTTCAGCTCGCAGAGTCAAACCCAGTGAGTGAAGCTCTCTCTCCCTATGACAACTCTCTCCCCTCTGGAATCCATCCGACTATCACTCGCAAAAGATACCCAATCGAAACCAAGCGAACCTTTTCTGCTTATAAAATAAATGGTTCGCAAGATTCGTGCATGAGACCTGCCCTCCAGTGAAAGCTACCCGCTGTCCCCATACTACCCCGACCCTCAAATCAATTCCTCGGGCATCCTCGTGCGATATTTTGGGCTGTGTGATGGTGATCCCTGCCTTCCTCTGTCTTGTGTCATAAGGCAGATAAATAAACTACAAAGCAGTTGACAGGATAATCATTATGGTGATAAGCTCACCATAGTTCTCACCACAACTTCTACAGGCGATACTAAGTCGTTCGACGCTTCTAAGTGCGTTCCTCGAGGGAAATTCTCCCCACATATCGGAGACTCCCCGCAATCCCGAGACGATTAATTGGTGCTGACGATCTTTATGATCGGGTGACCAAAAAGTTTCGAGGTCTAAAATTTGCAACGAGATCAGCTGGCGGTGACCCGCAGGGATGCGGTGATCTTCCAGAGGGCACTTTGATTCTTGGATAAACAGAACGGCCTCGGGCAATCACCCGAGCGGGTCACGACTAGCGGGAGCAAGTTGACTCGGCTGATTAAAATTTAAGAACTGATATCATACACCGCACCTCTGGCCTATGTCGGCTCGGGGTGCGGTAATGATCTCAGCCCAGTAAGCGGAGGTCATACAACAGGAGGAACAGACAATGGACAAACGCATCAAGTTATCGGAGGCAATTAGTTGCGAAAAGTGGTGGATCAATCACTCATGGGAACTCAGAGAAAAGCTCGACGCATCTGAGGCCGAGGTGGCACGGCTCAGGCGAGCCTTGGTAGTAGTGGCAGAGGTGGCATCGGACACTCAAAAACATTTGGAAAATGTTTCCAAAAAGTTAGCGGTGTACACGCAGTGATCACCCTCAGCCCTCGGGAGGAATGCCCCGAGGGTTGCAGTGATCCCTGAGATCAGGGGGCACAAACAAAAACAAAACGCCCGCAAGGGCAGAAGGAGCAGACATGAACAACAAAAAACAAAAAGCAAAAAACCAGATAACAGCAAGAGATGTGGAGCATTGGATTGGCTGTGACGCAACTCGTGAGCAGATATTTAATATCATAGCCGAGATTGCAAACGGCAGATACAAGCCAGCCCTTCTCAGCGAAGAAATCAGATCTTGCGAGTAAAGAAACCAAACAACAGGAGGAACAGACAATGAACAACATAACAACAACGCAACTCAACAGCTACGCTCGACTGGTCGATCTATCGATCAGGCGTTTCATCGGAGGCAGACAAGATCGTAAAGCCACCAGCGAGGTCGAGGCCAATCACTCGATCTCCGCTGGGCAGGGCGGGCGATTCGTCAAGGCACTGATCCGACCCGACTATTTGAAGTCGGTCAATCAGGTTGCCTCTCGGATCAGGGAGAACTTCTACAAGTTCACCCTCCCGTGGCGGGGCGAGAGTCGGGTTCTCCCGATCTCTCAGTTCCAAGCCTTCACCGAGGCACACAACAGACTGGTCGATGAGTTCAACCGACTCGCCGACGATCTCTGTGCCCGCTACGACGAGATCAGGAACGAGGCAGAGGTCAGGTTGAACGGATTGTTCAACGCATCGGAGTACCCCTCCAGCTCGAGCGAGTTTCGCTCCCGCTTCGAGGTGACCTTCGACGCTGAGGCATTCCCTCGGGAGACCGACCTCAACGACCCCCGCCTGCAGGCTCGTGCCCAACAGGCGATCTCAGCCCGACTGGCTGACGCTCACAAACAGCTGCTCGATAGGGTGGCTGATGTGGTCGCTCACTTTGGTCGCACCTTGGCGAATCCCAAGGCGATCTTTCGTGACTCAACTATCACTGCCATCAGCGAGACCATCGCCGAGGCAGAGGCGTTGAACTTCACGGGCAACGCCGAGATTGCACAGGCACTCTCGGACGCTCGGAAAACTCTGGTCGCATTCAACGACCCGCAAATTTTGCGGGATAGTAAAGCGGTCAGGAAGGATGCGGTGGTCGCATCCAAGTCGGTACTAAACACACTGCAGAGTCTACAGTCCTCACTCGGGTCTGTAGCGTCTGCTTAACAGCACTTAACATAAAGGAACAGACAACATGAACAACAACATCAACCAAATTAAAATCGGAAACCTTGCGAGCGATCTCGCAACGGCATTCAAAAACAAAATCTCCTGCCTGCTCATCGGGCGGGCGGGAGTCGGCAAAACTGCCATCGTGCAGGACGCTTGGAAGCGGGTCGCTTCCGAGATCGGTGGTGACCCCGAGGTCATCGTCGATACACCTGCCTGCTCTGATCCGACTGACTACAAAGGTTTGCCAGTCGTGATCGACGGGTCAGCAGTGTTCGATCCCATCGGCCTGCTACGCCGACTGCTCAAAGCGAAGAAGCCCACCCTGTGCTTCCTCGATGACTTGGGTCAGGCCAGTGAGGCGGTGCAGAAAGGTCTGCAACACATAATCTGGGCACGAGAGGTCGAAGGCAAACGCATCCCCGATTGTGTCCAGTTCGTCGGAGCGACGAATGCCCGCACTGATCGGGCTGGCGTGGGCTGGCTCATCTCTCCCCTGATCGGGAGATTCGATGCGACCATCGAAGTCCTCCCCGACCTCAACCACTGGCTGGGCTGGGCTGGCAGTGCTGGGATCTCCCCCGAGATTCTCAGCTTCCTCCAGTTCCGACCTGATCGGTTCGCTGAAGAACCCACCGCCGAGTTCGCCAAGAAAGTGGCGTGTCCTCGCTCGTGGGAGGCAGTTGACAGACTCGTGAAGGCGAAGCTCACCTCTCCCGCTTGGCTCACCGCCTCGCTCGGGACGGCGGGCGTTGACCTGCACGGCTTCCTCTCGGTCTACGAGGGGCTGGCAACTCTGCCCGACGAGATACTGGCGAACCCGACGAAGGCATCGGTGCCGACCAAGCCCGAGGTTCGGTGGGCTTTAATCGGTGCGTTGACGGCGAGGCTGAAGGCTGATGCGAAAAACTCGAAAGCGTTTTTCAGCTACATCCCTCGACTCGGCGAGGCGTTCGAGGCGTTCGCCTGTAAAACTGCGACCAAGGTCGCACCAAAAGTTGAGATCTGCCCGCACTACGGAGAGTGGGTAGCGAATCGTGGTCACCTGTTGGTGGCCTAACAAAAAGGAGGTTCAGCGATGAACAAGAAAAAACTATCTGCAGAGTCGATCCTCGAGAAGGCTCGGGTGCGGATCGTGTGCGATGCCCCGTTCTTCGGGGCAATCGCATGCGGTCTGCCCAGTGAGCTGGACGAGGCAGTCGAGACGGCATGCACAGACGGCACGAGAATCCGCTACGCACCCAGCTTCCTCGAGAAGCTGGATGTGAGGCAGGTTGTTGGGCTGATCGCTCACGAGGTGCTTCACATCGCACTGCTCCACTCGGTCAATCGTGGAAGCCGTGACCCTCAGCTGTGGAATCAGGCGTGTGACTATGTCATCAACCTGATTCTAAAAGACGGCGGGTACTACCTCCCCGAGGGCGGTCTCATCGACGAGAAGTACCGCAACCTGTCCGAGTATCAGGTCTACGAGATACTGGCAAAGGACAGGGCTGAGAAGCAGAAGCAGAAACAGCAGAAGCAGGACAACCAGTCATCCAGCAAACAGGATGACAAGTCATCCAGCTCGGGAGCTGGTGGCGATGAGCAGTCCGACGAGCAATCGTCTGACGGCGAGCCAGACAAGTCATCCGAGTGGGGCAAGGTTGAAGACCCAACCGAGGACGGCAAGCCACTGAGCGAAGCGAAAAAGGCTGAGGTATCTGAAAAGATTCTTCAGTCAGTCGCTGGCGCAGAGGCTACAGCCCGACTCGCTGGCAACCTGCCCGCTGGGCTTGACCGACTGCTGGGCAGCTCACGCAAACCAGCGGTCAACTGGCGGGACACACTTCGCCGACTGCTGACCGAGAAGACCAACGATGACTGGAGCTGGCGTAGGCCATCTCGCCGTCACCGCACAGCAATCCTCCCGAGCCTCAGCTCTGAGAGTGCAGGCGTACTGGCGATCTCGGTGGACACCTCGGGGAGCATCAGCCCCGAGTTGTACGAGCAGGCCATCGCCGAGGTTCAGGAGTGTGCCCAGTCGATCAAGGCGAAAGTCTTCATCGGCTCGTGCGATACCGAACACTACGGCTTCGAGGAATACCTCGACGGCGATCCCCTCCCCAAGTTGCGGGGCGGTGGTGGCACAGACTTCGACGATGCCTCGGTGAAACTCGATGACCTGATCAGTCAGGGCAACGAGGTGAAGGCACATGTCTTCATCACTGACGGCCAAGTCAGCAACTGGGGAGCTGAGGTTTGCCCGACTGTCTGGGCGATCCACTCCAACACTGAAGGCATCCAGCCCCCGTATGGGGAGCTGGTCAACATCCCTCGGGAGGGATGACAAATCGGCGAGGGAGCTGGCTCACCCAATGTGGGTCAGCTCCCAAGCCACAACTAAAAGGAACAGACAACATGAACAACAAAAACAAAACACACATCAAAGAGATATTTGACCGACTCAGCAAATCTGACAGGTCAAAGATTCTTGAACTTAATAACGCATACGAAAAGTGTCAGAGGTTATACGGAGAAGATGACTCAGATTCGATTAACGATATCGAATCAATCATCCGACCAAAGGCAACAGATTATGCGAAACAGTTGATCAGTAGGAGCGGTGTGCCAGAGGACGGACATGGCTGGGAGTTTACTCCATCCATCTTCGCCAAGGGTGACGGAGAGATTGAGATTCTACTCTGTCGCACTGAGGATGGTCGGTTCGTTCCGTCCACCTCCTCACCCTGCTGGGAAGCTAAGGCTGGATCAATAAGCAGCGACTTTGGGTTTACAGATCCAGCATTGGCCTTGGCATACGGGTTGACCGAGGCGTTTGCCTACTACCTTGCGGGGGACATCTCGCATCTTAGAGACGGCAAGCACTTCCCTAAACTAAAGCGAAACAAATCCAGCAAGAGAAAGGTGGTGGCAAAATGAGCGTAATTAAAAACAGAGCGGGCAAGGGTCAGGAGGTTTGGGTCACCAAGACCAACCTCCTTTCCCTGCTACCCAAGCAGGTGTCGGAAAGGATCATCAGGAATGCGGTGACAAATGCTCTCGGTGGAAACATCCCTCGACTGATCCCCAGCAAGTCAACTTGGGACACCGCATCAAACGATGCGTGGCACAAGGCGAGTGTGTGGATACAGGAAAAGGCTGAGGCTTATTCCCAGCTCCACGGCTTAGGAGAAATCTTTGGCCGTGGATTGGATATAAGAGTTCACCTTAGAGGCGGGCGGGGTGAGGCAACCTGCATCCAGTCGGACTGGGGCAAGGTTCTCTCCCAGTACTACAAGCTACCAATCAAGTGGAGGTTTAAGAGCGACACCCTGTCATATGTTCCAGCTCTGTTCGCAGAGTTGAACAAGCTGGCTGGGGAGCTACCCGCAAAGTACGAGTCGGAGAACGCATACCATGCAGTCAGCAGAAGGCGTAACAGGAGGACAGTACTTGCGTTGAGGCGTTCTCTTGGATTCGTAAGGCGAGGCAAAACACTCAACGATCCAAGGGAAGATGTGTTTAGCAAGAACTCATCCATCTCACTCGACAAGTGTCTCCGCTCGGAGTGGCCGTCGAGTACACACACGAGGAAAGTCGGGAAGGTCGGGGTAGACCTGACGATCAGCGGGAATCATGCGAGCCACATCTCGTGTGACCTGCGACTCAACTTCAGCATCCATGATGAGAAGCTGAGAAACGAAAACAACTGGAAGCTCCAACAGCTTTTCAAAGCTGTTCGTGATCTGACAGACAACCAAGAAAGGAAAGAAAATGATGAAGCTATCCCAGCTTCTTGAGGATGACGAAGCACTCGACACGATTGCTGCAACCATCCTCGAGACACTCAAAGACGAGGGAGTCATCCGAAGTACGGATGAACTCGACGAGAGTGTCGCAGAGGTTCACATCAAAGAAAGTGTTCGGGCTGGTCTCGAACAGGTACAGGAGGAGATGAGCTATGAGAATTAGTGTCAACCTGCCCGACGAAATACGGGCAGACATGGAGAAGATATCGAAGGAGTCTGGTGACCGATCACTCGGATCGATTGTCCGAGAGGCGTTGCTGGAGTTCATCGAGGAGAAAACGAAATGAGTCTGTCGGGTGTGTTGCTCGGCACTCACTCCGAGCTAATGCGGAAACGCATTCGGCGTGAGGGTAACAACATGAAGTCCTGCCCCAATATCAATCAGTGGTACTGGCTCAGGCACATCGTGCGTGTTGGCAAAGACTCGGTCATGGCGAAAGCCATAACCCAGAAAGAAAAGAAAGAGATCATAGGATCTCTCGTCTCAATAGATAAGTGGCTCGAGCATAGGTTCAATACCAAGTTCGAGTTACCCCTGTACGGAGACAGATAAAAACAGAAAGGAGGAACAGATGATTGAGTTAACTATTGATAGGAAGATTCGTGAGGCTCGTGCGACCACGCTCGTTCTATGCGGGGTGGCTATCGGACTAGCCTTATGTCTTTCTTTTATCCTGTTAGCATCTGCTACGCAGACGGCTACAGAGACCCTGCTGAAATACACTTATGTAATTCGGTAGTGGATTTGATCGGGGGTTGGTTCAATCCCTCCCTCGCATCAAATGCCCTACGCCACAGCTTTTTTCTGAGGCTTGTGAAATCCCTTTGCCTCTCGTCCTCGGGCACCGCCCACAGCTTAGGCTCGCTATATGCTGGAGCATACTTCTTAACATCCTCGGCAGTGCAGTACGCCTCGATGATGTACTCGGGCATCGTGCCCATAACCAAAACCAATTCCCCCCTGTCCCTTTCCTTCACCTTCCACTTACCATCTCGGGAGTGCTTCACATCCACATGGGTGAACGGAAGATCCCCTGTCCCGCTTCGGTAGGTGTCCACCGACCCGTCCCAGTACAGGCCAATGAACTTGGCGAACGCAAGCTCTGCCCCTGCCCCGTCGATATGCTGACCCCATGCGTTCTGGCTGTCGCTCGGGTACGCATCCCTCGATGACTTCACGAGTGCCGACAAGTTCCTCGCCTTGCCAACCAAGCAGGCCAGCTGCATCTCATAAAGCTCGAGGCGAACCTTGATCACTTGAACCTTTGGATGATCTCGTCGCAGATAAAGATAAACCCGACGAGGAAAATACTCAGCAGGCCAAGCACAACAACTGCACTGACAAGAATGCTGGGGAGTTCTTGGATCACGGGTCGAACCTCCGATTCATAAACAAGGGAGTCCCGTCACCAACATAAGCCCCGCCTATATTGTACTCGAAGAAGTCGAGGGCATCGTCGTAGCTACAACCATCCCTCTTCATTATCTTTTCCACGACCATGTCGATGTCGTAGACCAGCACGGCTTTTGATCCACACCTGTAACCAATCCCGACGATGCAGTCATCGTACCCGTCTGCCTTCATCGCCTCGGGTGCTGCCTCCTGCAGGTATTCCTTGGTGAACTTCATCGGAAGTTTCCTCCGAGGAACCAAGCAACCAGAACCCAACGCTCCCCCCACCAAGGTGCCTTTGCACAATGCCTTAGACAGCTAGGGAACCAGACCCCTGCACCACGATCTCTTAAATACTTTTTATTATGGATCTCGCCCAAAACTCTCAGCCCGCCAGCGACATAATCTTTGGGGTCGCTCAGGTTTACAACTGCTGTAATTTTCCTTCCAGAATCTAAGTACGAATCGTAATGCCAGTAAAACCGCTGGAGTGGCTGATACCTAAGTATCTGAATCGACTGGATGCCATCGATATGGAAGCCGTAGTTGTTTGCGTTAATCTCGGCTGTTGTTTCAATCATTCGCCTATACATCCAATCGTTCTTCTCGTTTCTGGGGAGCCATGTCGAAGAGCATGTTCTTGCATAACTCTTTACCGACTTCCCATTCCTGAGAATCTTTGCCCTCTCCATCCCAGCAACATGTGCATCCAGAATAATTGAAGTGCATTGGTTCGGTGTGAACACAAGCGGGCTACACACTGCGACTGCCATGTCCTGCTTAACAGTTGGAGTCTCTAAAATAAAAGAGGTCTCAGCGTGTTTAACAGGGCGGTTAGTATCGGAACAGACGGTGCCCGTGGAAGGTTCTCCCTTCCCACTATTCACTGAGACCTCCACTGAGGGTAATTCCTTTTTCGGCTTTGGCAAGATTATGACTGGCATTTTGTTATCCTCCTAATTGTGCAAGGGCTAGACAGGATCTGGCCAATGCGTTTCTTGTATGGATTCTGACCGACTCCTGATCCTTCAGATCCACACCATCCAGCAGCATGACTGCCTGTATGGCATGTCTGGCCACCCTACTCAGGTGCCAGCGTGGGTCAGATTCAACGCCTTGGTTCCATGAACCGTCACCATGTTTGCCAGATGTTAGGCTTTCGTTCATGGTGTCGATCACTGCTCGATATGCAGTCTCCCCAAGCTCCTCGGTTGTTGGGGTATAACGGCTGATGGGTGCGGTCATGCAAGTGGTGTGTGTCACATCTTCCTCTCTGGCTGGTTTGGTCTGTCCAGTCCGTACATTGCGTTCTCAGTTCCCCTGACCTCACACATATCCACGCAGATATGTTCTCCAGTGTTCAGCTCGATCAGGTAGACAGGGTTGTCGGTCTTTCCGTAGTCAATCAGGGCAAGCCATAGCCCCTCGCCCTTGGGTGTCTGAACCCAGCGTTCGTTAGGAAGGAAGGTAATCACGGGTAAACCTTTCCGTAGACGGGGTCAACGATCTCGACCTCGCTCGCATTTGTTCCCACCTGAGTTCCATCAGGCTTGGTGTAGTAGATGAGATCGTCTTCGGTAAAACCTTGTTGCCCCTCGGGACGTATAAACCAAGACCCAGCAGGCACCACATGTCCTTCAAGAATGAGATTACAATATCCATCCCAGCTCACGGCTCCTTGTCCTCGAGTGCTGCAACAACTCTGCTCATCCACTCGGGCTTTTCTTTCATGGCCTTGATCGATTCGTGTACATGGTAAAGAGCGTCGAACATTCTTCGGTTGTGTAGCCATAAACGCTCATTGCATTCGGTTGCCTGCTGAAGGCCGATCTCCAGTGCCCGCTTCGATTGGTCTTCGTAGGTGGTCACTTCGTTCCCCTTCGTCGAGATGATTTGCTTCTGTTGATCTGACGTTCGTCGATATAGGACTGCCACTGCTTCCTCGCTTCCTCGGCCAATACCTTTGTAGGCTGATCCCATCCGAGATCGGGCAGGTCTCCACCCATAACCCATCGTGAGCCGAGCCGACATTCTCCAAGGAAGCTGGTAGTAGTCAAATGATACTGTTCGCAGTTGCCCCGAACTTTAACTTCGATCTTCATAGTGCGTCTGGCTTCTCGTAACGGAAGCTCTGGTGCTTCGGGTTAAACTTGAATGGGATGTCCGAGTGGTTCGATCCACGACGAGACTTCCTCACCTTAACAAATAGCTTGAAGTCGTTAATCTTGGGGTTCCTTCGGTCAAGGATGAGAACCTCATCGGCATTCTCGGCCAGTCCGTTGGAGTCCTTTAGATGGTGAAGCTCTGCCTGTGAGTCGTAGACAGACTGCCTGTTCAGCTGGACGCAACCGAGGATCGGAATGTCCAGCTCCTTGGCAAGTGCCTTAGTATGCACAGCCACAAGCTCAAGCTCCCTAGCCCTGCTGTCCTGCTTCTTGGTATCGACGCTGACTTTGCCGAGTAGATCGATGACGAGGAGCTTGCACCCCTTACGCTTCAGCCTTCTGGCCTCAGCCCTGATCTCGTTGACCGACCATGTCGGGCGATCCATCACCACCAGCGGGAGTTCCCGCATCTCGTTCGCAACGGAGTCCAGCGTGGCCAGCTGATCTGGCGTGATGCTTCCAAGTGTTCTCAGCTCATCCGTGCTGAACCTCTCGGACAGTGCGATCATACGCTCGGCAATATCACCAGCCGTAAGCTCCATCGAAATATACCCGACCTTGTTGCCGTTCTTCAGTGCGTTGTAACAAAGCTGAATCGCAAAGGCCGACTTGCCCATGTTGGTAAACCCAGCAAGTAGGATCAGGTGCCCGTTCGTCAGCCCGCCGATACAATGATCCAGCTCCGAGTACCCAGTGGGTAGACCAGAGTAGGTAGCCCCAGTCCTGATAAGGTCTCTTGCCTTCTGAGTTACCGAGTGGGCTGCATCCCCGATCTCAACTCCCTTGGATCTCCCGAGGCTGGTTGTGTTGGTATACTCCTCCATCGATGCCGACACTTCGGCTGATGGTGCCCCATCTTTAATCAGTCGCAGAGAGTTCTCGGCTGCAACATACATCGAACGCAGTCTGGCCATCTCCACTAGCCTGTCCTCGAATGACGCTAGGTGCTTGGCAGTTGGGACAAGATCCTTGGTCGCAAGCTGTCCTACAAAGTGGGTCATCATCTGACGCTCACCGTTCTTCAGTTCGCCAACTAAAAGCACTGGATCAGCAGGTGCGCCCTTGGCACCGAGCCTGACCATCAAAGAGTGGAGTTGCTTGGAGACTGGATTGCCGAACAGGTCGGAAGACCAGCCACAGATTTCCTTGTGAACATCTGGATCGGACATTGCGGTTGCAAGGACACGACCCTCGATCTCTGAGTCAAACATGGCGAAGTCTTTCATCGGTATACCAGTGCGTACTTGTGGGAATTAGCGAACGCTTCCGCATCCTTACGGCTGTGAAAGAACACATCGATCACGGGGAATTTCCCACCACTTGCTTTCCTGCTGATCACAGCAGACCCCGTGTCGTGAACCTGACGGGTACCAATGCCGTCGATATAGATCCAGTTCCCGTAACCAAAGACCCGAGGGTCAGCTGCAACTGAGATGCCCTCCTTAAGCGTGTAGCCAGAGGCACTCTTCAGTCTCCGAGTGTATGAATCCTCACCACGATGATAGGTTGTTAACCTGACCTTGATCGGGTCTGCGTTGCTCATGCAGACACTTAAGAACAATGCAGTTAATGCTTTATCCATATTCCTTTAACCTCCGTTTTAGTTTCATCTGCTTGGCAGTTGCCCTTGATCTTAAGGAAATCCTCAGCTCTCATGGCAACCAGCCAGTCTGTTCCGTTTTTCTTGAAGGCTACCGCTGGAACCTTTCCAGCTCCGCAGTCCCTGACCGACTGCTCGATTGCCTTCCACACATTCAGGTTCTCAACCCACTTCACTTCCCAGTGCATGCCGTCATCCGACACAACATCGGGAGAGTCTGGGGAACCCGAGTACTGCCTACCCCTCCGAGCCGAGATACCAACGGCACGAAGGAAATCCCTCCATGCTCTTTCTCCACGCTTACCCTTGGCGCAAGAATTGATTGGCATCTCGGCAACCCAGTTAGTGATTAAAAAATATCACCACCCGAGACGGCACCGCCAACATCGGTGAGTGTGATCGACAACATCTTGTTGCCGTTCTTATCGTCCCGCACCCAGCAAGCAGCTTTGTACTTGCCAGCAGGGATCTCAATAGCCTCGTCCACCCACTTCTCTCCATCCTTCTTGCGAGGGCTGGCGAACTTAGGTGCCTTGGGGTTTTCTTCTGCCCGTTTGTTTCCAAACAGGTTTAGCTTGATGCCTTTGACTTGCGTTTCCGTGGCCATGTTTTCTGTCCTTTCGTGCGATCTTCGATTTGTTTGTATGCAGAATGGAAGCGCAAGATCGCTTTCCACGCCTCCATCTGCGGGGTTAAGTCCTCAAAGTTTCTTTCCTCAATGTCGTTCTCGTACCCGATACGAAGTAACTTAACTGCCTCAATGTCCTCGTCGAACGGGTGGCAGTCCTCGTAGAGCATCTTGTAACCAGCCATCTGCAGTTCGTACTGTGGCTTCAGGGATGAGCTGGTCTTGAAGTCAACCAGCACCAGCCTCCCCTGCTTATCCCGAGCGATAAGGTCTACAGTTCCACCGAAGCCGTGCTTATCACTGGCAAGCTGAAGCTCGCAGTGGATGCGATCCAGACCGCTCTTCCACCACCACTTCTTGAATCCCTCGATCATCTCCTCGGCACACTCGACCTCGTCCTTGGCACACAGGCTGAAGTCGCACTTGAATCCATCTAGGAAACCGTGGGTACCGAAGTGGAATATCGATCCGATCCTGCGCTTCTTACCACCATCTTTCTCGAGGCACTTACCTTTCTTGCCTAGCCCAAACGCCCAAGGCACCAGCTGGGGAATGGCTACATGCTTTGCGATTATCGAAGTAACAGACGGCAGGATATCCCCGCCCTTGTTCTTGTACTTCTGGTGTGGCTCGTCTAGATCCAGCTTAACTGTCTTCATAATCCTTTAGCTACAATGACTAAGAAAATAATCATTACAGCTGCCTCCATTGCTAGTACTTGGGTTTCGTAATCCATATCACAAAAGGGATATGCTATTTTACTTTGCGTCTGCTTGGCAGACGCTTCTTACCCGAAGAGGTTTTCTTCGGTTGTTTGGTATGAATGTTCTTAATAGCCCAATCCCAGTTCTTTTTAGAGACACGAACGTCCATTGGTTCACCGTATGGGGTAGTCTTCCATTCTCCAAACTTTGCCGTCATTTTACTTCGCCCTTGATTCTTTCAACCACGAGCTTGCCGTGCTTGACGATGGCCGAGAGCAGTGCGGTATCTGCCACACCAATGAAAGGCTCATCGATCTTGTCTGTCTTGGCTGGCACCGCTGGGAAGCTGATGCCAAGTTTTTTACAGGATGAAGAATTAAGAGATCTCGCAAACTTGTAGAGATCTCCATCGGTCAGCTGGTGCTGGTCGCACATCTTGATGAATGCCTCGGTCAATTCGCCAAGGCTTTCAGTGGACTTGTTCTTAACCAGCTCCCGCTCCAGAGAGAAGATGTTATCTGACTTCTGAGGGGTCACGGTCTTCGCTTTGTCGAGTTCCTCGGAGGAGCAAAGCCCATCCTCGATCCCGATATTCAGGAAGCCCAAAGCACGACCCACTGCAGAGGTCTCTGCCACTTCAAGGGCAGCTGCCCCAGCAATCATGCCAGTCCACTTGGATTGGCTGTGCCCGATAAAGTAACGCTCGGGATGCTCGACGTTCGGAGTCACCTTCGCCCGCATAAATACATGGCTGGCTGGATCTCCAATAATCTCAGTCTCGATCCGACCATTCGGATACATCGCATGAAAACCGCTCACTCGTGTATGCACCATCACATACGCCTTCCCTTTCATATCGATTGCCTTTAATCCACCTACTTCTTTCATATATTCCCGTCCTTTCTATTTTGTTTTTTAGTAATAATACATTTGCCGTGAGACAAATGCTGTCCTATGACTTGCCCAATAGGGCACTATCAACCCAACGCTTGCAGGTTAATCGTTTGTCGTTCGGACATCTTTTCAAAGAAACTTTCGCAGCCCAGTTACGAACAGATCCGTAGGTGCGGTTTAGATAGATTGCGGTGTCACGAAGAGTCCACCAAGATTGTGTGCTGATTCGTGAAATCTCCTCTGGAGAATACTTTTTTCGGTGCTGTTTTGCGTGGCTCATTAGAAATATGTAACAATCTGCATGAATATGTCAACATCTGCTTGCAAATTATTTTAATTTGACATGTGTTGTCACCTGTCATATTTTGTCATTATGAAAACAAGAGCTACAAAACACATCACTGGTTCTGCCAGTGGTGCATTGGCTTATAATATCGGGCTGAGATGCCCGAAAGAAATGAAACAAGCAGCCGAGCGGATGAGCAAGTTGCTCGACCGTTCAGAGAACAGCATCATCATCGAAAGCGTGATGGCCATCGACGAGATGTCCCGCTCCCTCACGGAGAGCAATCACCCGCCGAAGATGGTCTTCATGCTGAGACAGGCGATGACCTACAACGCCAAACAAGCGACAAGCTAAATGGCATCGTTGGTCAAGCGTGGGAAGGTTTGGTATTGCTACTACCGTATTGACGGTAGGCAGTTTGGTGTAACGACCTATCAGGTTGGTAGGGCACCAAATGAAGTAGCCAGACAGATCCTCGAGAAGTACCGCCAAATGGAAGGGTGCAACAAGCATGGCCTTCCCTACGTTGATACAGCTGCAAGCGTATCTGACCTGATTGGCAGTTACTGGGAATCGAAACCATCGCTTACCCTGCATACAGCAAAGAAGAAGAAATCCATGCTTGATACACTCACCCAGTTTATGGGTGGGAGGAAGGTCACATCCATTGGGGTGCCTGAGTGTGACCAGTTTTTCTCTACCTGCCTGACGCACCTGCACGATAACAGCAAGGAGCTTTATCGTGCCGTAATTTCATCGATATGGTCTTGGGGCATGAAGAGGAACCTAGCCACGAAGAACCCTTGGTCTGAGATAGCATTCAAGCGGGCACCAAAGACCCCTCGTCGTTGCCTGAAGCAGCACGAGATAGACAGCCTGATACAGAATGCCAAGGGGTCTGCCCTGCTGGCGATCATGCTTGGGCTGTACGCTGGTGCCCGTGTCGGTGATTGCGTCAACCTGTACGGTGAGGACATCGACTTCGCAACGAAGACGATTACCTTTAGGCGCAGGAAGGGTAGCCGTGAGGGTTCTCCAAAGGTGCAGGAGATTCCGCTTCACCCGATTCTTGAGGAAGTATTATCCAAGATCCCGCTGGTAAGTAACCAGCCAGTCATACCCCACAAGAAGACCTACCTTGGGATCAAGGTTGCAAATGCAATGAAAGAGGCTGGGGTTAATGCCACCCATCACTACCTTCGCCACACCTTCATATCGAACATGGCAGAGAAGCAGGCTGGCATGGCTCAGATCAGTCAGCTTGCTGGGCACTCCAGCTGGAACATTACCAAGAGGTACACCCATATTACCCAAGACTCGTTAAGGGAAACGATTGGCGTACTTCAGTAGGATAAATGTTAATCTATTGTTAACAGTACTTGCAAAAAGGGGTGATTAATAGTGACAAATATCAACAGTAACAGACAGAAGCAGACATTCCATCATTCTGATAGTAAACCTAAATGGACTTTTACTCTAACTGCTTTGCGCTGTAGAGGAGTTGAACCTCTTGTCGTCATAGTACTGACTATCAATGGCTTCCAGAAGCAATGTTAACTCAGATACTATGAAGTATCCACCCTCCAAATCTGGCCAGATGCCCCTAGAAGTGAAGAAATCATATAGCTTCTGGTTGAGGTTGATGGCGCACTGTTCCTCTGAATCTATGAAGAAAAATATGAATGAGTTCTCGGCATACTTGATCACTGGAATACGCAGGGTCATCACCCCGCTTCTTATGACACAGCTCTTCTTTGCTAGGTCAGCCAGCTTTAGATATATTGAATCCATGAGACTCGCACTGATCTTCTTACTTGGCATTGGGTCGCTTTCTTTTGCTCAGGAGATCATCCCCGATAACTTCGGTGGCTACCTTTCCGTTGATGAAAAGGAGGGGCTTGAGGAGCGTTCCGTTTTTATCTCCAACCCCAGAACCTCCTATATTGGGGAGATGGATGAAGACGGAGACTTCGTTGCACTTGGGCGCATGGGTGGTGAAACTTGTTTTGGCAAGCGGGTTGGTCGTAACGCAGTTATCGTTCTGCGTACACCTGTTGACCAAACCGAATAGCATCACCCTTCAGCTCCCTCTTTGCTGGCTTGTAGATAGCCACCGTTCCAGAAAGCAGTGCCCTTGCGTTGTCCATACTCACACCCTGCTCTTTCAGAATCCTCATCACTTCTCCCCTGCTCACACCCAGCCTCATGGCTGCACTGATTACACCAGACGTTTCGTTGAAGATCTCCTTACGGGAGTTCCTCATCTGCCTGTAGGCTTCTAGCCTTGCTTCGTTGCTCACGTTGCTCCTGTCGTAGTAGGCAGCTGTAAAGATCCCAGTGGCATCGTTGAGCCTGTTGCTGAACTTACGAGCAGTGAAGCCCAAGCTCTGGCGAGGATCTAAAGTTACAACTCGTTGACCAGTTAATGTTGCAATCGTCTCCAAGGCTGGGTCGTAGGCACGGCCAGTCTGGGTCACCTGACCAGTCAGACCCTTGTATACCCTGATGGATGAAACAAGTGTTCCGATATTGAAAGCATCAAACATGTGGGCAGAGATGGCAGATGCCTTCGATGCTATGTCTGCCTCTGGATTATAGACCCTTCCACCAGTTGTTCCCTTCGTATTACGAGCAATATCCAGAATCTTTCCAGATAGGATCTGTTCTCCGTAGAGTGGCTGGAAGGCAGTCTTCACCGACTCCAGTAGCTTCTGATCCCAAGTTCCATCCATCTTCATCAGGGCGATAATAGGATCACGGAAGTAGTTGTACGGATCGACGTAGGACATGTTGACCTGATTGACGTTGCCCTTCTCGTCACGGCCAAGGTACAGCTTGGTTGAGTATTTATCCCAAGGTGCATCCAACTGGCGAATTGCTTTGTCCTCGTCGTCATCGATGCCCATCGCAGCTGCGATGCCAGCTGCGACTGCGCTGAATCCAATGCTGGCCATCATGGTTCCTGCCAGCCTGTAGGCACCAGCCTGACGGATGGCTGGGTTATCACTCCTCAGCTCTTCGTTGATTGTGCCGAGAAGATTGTAGCCAGTCCTGACCACCTCGAGCGGGAAGCTAATGAAGGCACCGACGAAGGGTTGAGAGCGGAGGACGTTACCTAGCCGAGGGATACGGCTGTAGGTAGGCAGGAGGTTAAGAACCTTATCAGCTGCCATAGGCTCCAGCTTGGACAGGGGCTGTGTTGGGTAAGCCCTTCTAAGTCTGGACAGCTCCACCTCGAAGGCCACGATCTTTGGGATAGCGTCACCCAGCTGGTAAAGGTTGGTGGCACCACGACCAATAGCCTTTAGCCCTTTAGTAACATGATTGTCTAGGAAGTCGGCAGCTGTGCTTACGTTCGCATCCTTGAAGTATGACTCCATCTCGTTTGCAAATACGCTTTGCCCGAGGATGCCCAGCCGAGTCAGCTTGGCGTTGTAGTCACGGAACTCCTTGCTCTTGTTAATCCCGAGCTGGGCACCAGCGGAAGGCAGTGCCAGCGTCTTGAGCTTGTTGAGTGCCGTGATTCCGTCTGGCGAGAAGATGTACCCGTTGGCGACGAGGAACGATCCGTTGCCAAGCAAGTTTCTGACCTGCGTCTGAACGGACAGAACGGTCTTGGCGAACTTGGAGAACCCGTTGGCCTTGAGGTAAAGCTCTCCCATCTTGCCCAAGAAGTCCTGAGCCTTGGCACGACCACCAAAGGTATTGCGAAGTGCGGTGGCGATCTCCTCGCTGGTGTAAACATCGTTCTTCATTCCATCGATGAACATGTTCAGCGGGCTGGCAGTCCTGCTTCCGTCCGATACCAGCTTGGTCGTGAACCCAGTCCGTGGAGTCGTGAAGAAGATCTTGTTCATGCCAGCGTCACGCATTCCCTTGAGCATGTTGTGTGCCTCGAGGAACCCAGACATCTTCTGGACGGACTTAAGGAAGTTCACCCGAGGATCTTTGATCTCACCCCACAGCATACGGATCTCCTCGGGGATATCCTTTCTGGCAGTGATGATGGAAAGATCCTTGGTCAGCCCGCTACCGATCTGACCGAAGGGGCTGTCGGTTTCAGGCGAGGCAAGGTATTCGATCTGACCGTCAACCTCGGCCTTCGTTACGCCACCACTGCGAGCCTTGGCTAGGCCAGCCTGATAGTCGGCCTGATAGGTTGCCGAGTCAGGGTTGATCGCTACCTCTCCACGGGCAAGGCTTTGTTGCTTGGCGTACGCATTTGCGTACTTGTTATGCAAGTAGGAGGTGACAGTGGTCACGAGCTTGTTCTGCACTTGTTTCGGAAGGCTGTTGAAAGGGTTCTTGTAGTTGGGGTTCTCCCACTTCTCGTAGCTACGGTGTAGGTAGACACCCTTGTTGGCTTCGAGGATGGGCTGGAGATCTTCTGAGATGGCACCAGATCGGAGCAGGTCTTGTGTCAGGCTATCGATCAGGTTGCGGGCGTTGCCAACGGCAGAGGCAACATCGGTTGGGAGTTTAGCCCTAGCTAGTGGATTCTGTAGACCTTCGTTGATTCTAGCGATCTCTGCCTCTGGGAGCTGGTCGAGCGACTTCCCGTAGGAACGCTTCACTGCTGCTTCGATATCCGAGACTGCGTTCTGCGCCCGAAGCATCTTCTCGTTGACGTTGAATCCACGCTGCTCGATCATGCGGAAGATGTCGTAAGGCAAGGCACCGCCAGTACGGAGCTGTTGACGGCCAAACGAGATGACGGGTTCTAGCATCTGTCTTGCTTGCTCGCCCCGTGTAGAGAACAAGAAGTCACTCCTGTTGCCCTCAACAGCACCCTTAACGAATACGGTATTTCCAATAAGGATAGCCTCATCAGCAGAAATGACGGGGTTGCCATTCTGCTTGCTGTAGAAATAGCTGTGACGTTCTGGGTCAAATCCTACTTGCTGATAGTTCTCTAGAAGTCCAGCTGGAGCTTCAGTTATTGGAATGTACTTGCCTTCCACAGTTGCCAACGGTGTTTTGTTTAGACCAGTTGCTATTTGAAGTGTTCTTTTCTCTGATGCGTTAAAGAACTTGGCATCACTTACAGCAGCGATTCTGTCGTACCCGATTACACTGCCAACACTGCTCTTGCCTTTTGCTTTATTATGAACCGTGATAACATACTTGCCAGTTCTGTTGAATGAAGGGATATCAATCCGCAGCCCGACTGATGTTCCCTCTGGAAGAGTTCGTGCAGCTCCATACATATCCCGCTTGCCAGCGTCGAGGGCTGACAGTGCCTCATCGTCCGTAAGGACTGGGATCGATGTTACTGGACGGGCTGGCTTCTGCTCTTCGGAGATCCTGTTTAGCTCTTCTCTGGTGATCCTACCCTCAAAGAAATCGTTTGCTGCCTTCTGAATAATCGGATTGCGAGCCTGTGCCCCACGAGTGGAGGCTCTTACTTCTTCGGGTAAAACTTGCTGCGTGTCTCGTCCAGCACTGAGAGCGTTTGCTCGACTGATGGCAGTCTGCCTTCTTTCCTCAATCGCTCGACTGTCTGGTACAACTTCTCTGCGCTGAATGCCTCGCTCTTCGAGGATCTTAGCTGTTCCATCGGAGTGCTTGTAGTATCCGATTTTTGCTCCGAGGTCTTTCCAGAGTCCGATTTCATATACCCATGATACTGCCTGTAATTCAGCAACACTCAAGCCAAGTTTATCGGCTGCAAATCTAACTGCCTTATCTTGAATCTTAAGTTCTGCTGGTGTTGGTGCCTGAATTATCTCGCCGTTAGCGTCAAGAACTGTACCCATCATCCTATTCCACATACGGCTAAAGTGAAGATCTGCAGTAAGAACGTCATAGTTGCCGTTCATGTTAAGGTGATATGCGCCACCCTTCTGCCCAAAGATCATTGATCCATACTTAAGATCATCCTGCTTGCCACCCACGTTTGGGTTGTATTCCCTGAGTTCTTTAATTGGATGTTTTGAGAGCAACCAGTCGGCAGCACCCTTCTCGCCCTTCTCTTCCACGAGCCTGTTAATCCTATTGAGGTAAATCTCAACTGTCCCACCACGGACAGTCCACCCCTTCCCGTCATCCTGTCTTGGTTTAACTGGGAACTGCTGGTTGGAAGATTCCCAGATACGCATTGTAGTTAGAGTCTCTGCCTTGGGTGTCTGGCTAAACGAGTTGCCAACAAGCATGGCTTTGAACAAGACCATCTTTTCTTTAATCGAGTCAATCGACTCTGGGTAAATCTTGGCAAGATCTGACTCCATCTGCTCAATATCCTGACTATACCAAGTCATACCAGTGTCTTCCTGCTGAAGCTGGTACGATACCTCAGACCATGTATTTATAAGGTACTGAGCCATTCTGACATCGGCTGGAGTATCCTTAGTAAGTGGCTCTAAGATTCGGTCAATGCTTCTTTGCTGAAGGAACTCAGCTACTTCTTTTACTGAAGGCTTATTAAGCCTAACACCATCACGCCTTAACGGAACAGACTCGACGGAGACTGCTCCCCGTGTCGAGGCTACTACTTCTGACGACCCTGCTTCTTGAAGGCTTCTGCCTTCAGCTTGGATTCGTCCCGCTTGGACATCTGGGTTGACGGTTCGTCTAATGGCGTTGACCGCTGTCCGAAGACTCCCTTTTCGTCCAGCGAGGTAATCAACTTTTCCACCCAGCTCTTGTAGTCTTCCCCTGTCTGAGGGCGTGTAAAGGCCACTGGCTCGTAGGTCTCTGACTGCTGGGGCTGTGTCGATTGACTTCCCAGAGGAGATGTCGAAGATTGCATCTTGTTTGCCATTTTCAGCAACATAAAGCGCATCTACCTTATTGTCGAGAACGAAAGAAATATCATAGACAAACTTGTACTGATCCTTGGGTAGTGCCTCATTGTTCTCAGTCGTTTTTAGCCATCCACCAAAATACGCACCAGCTCCCTCAACATTCGCCAACCTTTGGCCAATACCGAAAGCCCTAAAGATATCGTCGTTGCTGAGAAGGTAAGATCTGAAAGCCTTAATGCCCTCTTCCCTGCTCATGTTGAGTGGCATTTCGCCCTCTGTATTCTTGGAGGGGGCTACAATATATCCACTAGCTGGGACATTGAATAATATCGGATCAACAGTAAATCCATCTGGGTTGTTCCTTGTATAATCAAACAGCTGTTCGTACTTGGCGAGGCCACGGATCGAAGCCTGTGGCTCCTCGTTAATGCCAGCACGACCAGCCCTAACGGCTTGTTCGATCCTTGTCCGTAATCCCTTAAACCTATCACCCTGATCTAGGAATGATCTGAACTCTAGGTTCAGCCTCTCCCCGTGACCTGTGTATCGAAGGAACCTGTCGAGTAGGCTTCTGAACGCACGGCCAGCCTTATCCATCACGCCATTCTTTTCGCTGATTCCCTTAGCCCACTGGTCGTTTGTCCAAGCCAGACGCTCGGAGAAGAACTCCTGCACTGAGTCCATGACACGAGGACTCACCTCGGCCTTTAGTCCACCGAACTCATCAAACAGTGCACCAGTCCTAGACTCTGTCTCTGCTTTCCATAGACCCCTGATCTCAGCCTGCACACCAGCTGGAAGCGTGTCCCAAAAGGCGTGGCCAAGCTCATGGAGCATCTCCCTGCGAGCCATAGGCATGGTGGCGAGCTTGTCCGACAGGAAGACCATAGCCTTCCTTCCTTCAGAAGCCCGCTTATAGTAGGCAACAGCACCCTTTGGAACCTGACCCGATTCAATTAAAGGAGTGATGTCGCCGACTTCAAAAGTGATGGCATTGCGTAGGGCTGGCGATGCAATGCTGTTCCACAGGTTCTGAAACCCTTGGACAAGTGCCAGCTTCTGGGATGCGCTTGGAGGCGTGTTCCGTTCGGATGCTAGGATGTACCCTTCTGGACGAGCGGTAAGACCACGAAGCTCGGTCTCCCGCATGCCGATCATTCGGTTAAGACGGGCAACATTCCGTGAAACACTCTGCTTGTTTTCTATCTTGTTTCCTTCGGAGTCGTACTTAATAACTTCCTTTGCAGTGTTTGGATCGTACTCAGTTGTTCCAGAGTTTGGATTACCACCAACTAGAATCTGCTTTGCCAATACAGCCTCACGGATTTTGTAAAGTCTTTCTATCTCTTTGCTAAGTACAACCTGACGGGCAACTCCACGATCATCTCGTGATACGGATTCTGGAATGATCTGATTGTCTGGGAGAGTTTCCTGCTCTGTAGCCCTTCCAAGCTGCATGTTGCGCTGGGCTTCTGCAATCAACCTGCGATCCATCTCCTGCTCTGTCTCCAAGCCGAACTCTTTTGCGATACTGCTGGTTGGAGAGATGATGCGACCCGTGAACTGGGATCGTGTAGCAGTCCTCGGATCTGCTGGGCTGGTGATTGGGTTTAGAAGTGGGCTGTCATCGGTTACGTCACGAACCCTGACTGGCTCACCCGTCCTGAACTCTGCCTCCCACAAAAGACCTTGAGGGGTATGGAAAGTAAATGTCTCTGTATTGTTTCCATCCGCATCTTGACTAACGCTACTACCAAGGGGGACGCTATTGATCGCAGGGTTCTGGCCAATGTCTGGCACTTCTCCAGCAAGCCGATCCCCGAACACAGTCTTGGGGGTTGAGGTTGTCTCAGTTTCCCCAGTCTCAATATCAATCCTCTGCTGTGTGGTTGTGTTAGCGTTTCTTGCTGCCTCAGTAATCTGTGTAAGTCGTTCTGGAGTTAGTGATGCAGCTAGGTCTGCTTTGCTCTTAAGCTCGTCAGATAGTTTCTCAGCATAGAAAGCCTCGTTATCACGGGTGATTGCATTCACACCGCCACCGATCAGTCCTCCAGTTACGAGTCCTACCGCACCAGACTGCAGTGCACCATCCATGATTCCCCTGTTCGGATCGTACCCAGCAAACTTAGAGGCAACGAAGTTGTTGGCCATCTGAGAACCAGTCTCCTGCAAGAACTCTTCGGTAGCTCCATCGACCACACCACGAAGTATGGATCTCTTGGCAATTCCAGCCGTTAATCTACCAGCAAGACCACCAAGAGGTATTGCCTCTGTCAGTCCGATAGCACCGCCAGCTAGGGCTGATGCACGAGATACAAACTCGTTTGCTCCAGCCTGCTTCGCCTCTTCATAGATTGATCCAGCGTTTGTTGCTGCGCCCATGACGGCTGCAGTGCCAAGTCCAACACCAGTTACTATAGCTGCTGGAGCCTCAGCTGGAACTGCTGCTGCTGCAGCTGCAGCTACACCAAAGAACCCCAGCGCACTTCCAAGACCTTGGGGTAGTAGGGTATTAATGAAGTCATTTCGTAGACGGGGATCTTCGATGCCAGTTGTCTGCTTAACACTCTCGTCGATATTCTGTGCGATCTTATAGATATCACGCTCAGTGACTGGAGTGTTGTCATCGTAGTTTCCAAGAGACTCTCCAATCGCTTGCTGGGCTAGGGCAGCTGCCTTGAAGGCTGACGTGAAAGTTCCAGATGCGCCCTTGTAGATATTGCTAAGGAATGCAGATCCACGCTCAACCGCACCGAGGTCACCCAGCGCATCCTGCGATGCAATCTTTACAAACTCGTCGGAAGCCTGACCAACTTCCTTTGCATCTCTAGGCTCAACCTGCGTGTAATACTCCTGAACGTACTGGGAGTACTTGTTGATCGTATCTACTTTACCCTCGGTGGGTAATTCGTCGTACCCTACTTGGGCTTTTATGTCATCCCAAGGTGTGATCGCCATGATCAGTTACCAGACTTCAGCTTCTTTTCTTCCTCGATAATGTCTGCTGCAATTCTACGCATGGCTGCAGTGTTCTGGTTTCCTCTGCTATTCTTTTGCCCCTTGAGGGATTCAAATTCTTTTTTAAGCGTCTCGATCTTCATCCTGCTGCTGTTGGAATTATCGTTTGCGATATCTTCTTTCGTGCGAACACGACGACCACCGCCACCGCCAGTTGCTGCTGGATTTTTAACTGGCTCAGATTCCCCTGCTCCACTTTCCTGCATCATAGAGTCAACCTGATCGTCAGTTGAAATTGGTTTGGTTCTCTCAACTGGGACTTGACTCACATCTGATCCAGTTGGGGTTGGTTGCCTTGGTGCGGTTGCCTTACTTCCAAAGATGCCACCAAGAATGCTTGAGTTCTTCTCAGCTGCGATCTCTGGTGCGTTACCCTTAAACATAGACTTGTAAGCCTCAAGATCTGCAGCCGAATCAAATACAGCTTTAACAGTTGAGCCATCTGCATCTGTCGTGTTGTACTCAAACTTCCCACCACCAAGAGACTTGGTCATCATCTTCATAGCATAGTCACTGTTCTGCAGTCGTGCCTGTAGCCTTTGCTTTGAAATGTTATCTTCATCTGTTCCGTAGCCACGCTCCTGCATTGTCTTGTCTAGTTTCGACAATTCGCCCATCAAATTGATCTGCTCGTCTGAGTGGGCATTCAGTGCTGATGTGATTGCACTAAAAGACCGTGCGCCCTTTGAGACTGGATCGTTGCCACTGAAAGAACCACCGCCACCAGACCTAGCTGACTGCATTCTTTCTTGAGCTGCAATCCTTTGAGCCTGCATCTCTTTCTCTGCATCTAGCTTTCTTTGCGATGTAATCGCATCCAGCCCAGAGTTCATCATGTACGCCCCAGCCTGTGCTACTCCTCCGTAATAATCTGGCATATTAAGCTCCGTATCCGCAGATGGCCTTAGCCCTGCGAACTTGTTTTACCTTTGTATCCATCCAGCGTTTGATCCATCCCTTGAGGGTTGCTTTACCACTGATGAAATTAGCGATCCGTTCCCCGTGCTTGATGTATCCGTTCAGCATCCACTTCGGTGCCATGCTCAACATCCATTCCCTAAAGATCATCCACTCAGGATTATCTTCACCGTAAACCTCACGAGCTACCCAGCATACGAGACCACCGATACCCATTCCCAACCCAGCAATACCTTGAGCTGCGCCAATGATCTGTGCGCCCATCGGCTGGTAGGTGGCAGCTTGGTAAGCGAGCTGGGCATTATACCCAGACATCTGCGTCGAGTAGTTCTGTGCGTTGACACCCTGACCCTGCAGGTACTGCTGCCCACCCATGAACGCTGCGTTCTGCATGGGCTGCATTGTGTTAGGCGAGAAACCAGATGCACTTGTCGAAGGGCTACCAATTTGTCCGTTGGCAATCGGGGCGAGTCCAAGATAGCTCTGCGTATTTGCGATGCGTTGCTGTTGGAGTTGCTGACCTACGTTAAACTTAGCAAGAACCTCGGCAGCACTGGCTGCGTTACCATACATGTTTCCACGAGCTGCCTGAGAAGAGCGAATATCCTGTTCCGCTGTGCGAGCCTGATCGGCTGATAGGCTAGATCCCAAAGCAAGTTCGCTAGAGATCTTTTCACCGAGCTGTTGGTTGGCCTTAAACCTCTCTGGGTCTGACATCTCCAAGATTCTGCGTTGCTCTGCAACTGCATCAGTGCCGTATCTTTTTGAAAGTGTAATTGCGTTATCGACCTGTGCATCCGAGGTCTTACGCATGATATCGATATCGGTAGGTACGCTGGCTTCTTTGCCTTTCCTATATGCTTCTAATGTTAATGGATACCCTGTCGTTGCGTAGTATTCCATCGACTCCTTGTTCGCAGCTCCAGTATCTGCAGGAGACACTGAGGGCGGGGGTGGCGGTGCAGGAGGAGGTGAAGGAGGCGAACCCATATTAGTTTGTTATCTATATCTGTTTAGAAGCTGAAAGCAGACGGGTCAAGCCTTTATAAGAGAGTCTTGATAGGACTGAAAACGGGTATTCTTTTATAATCCCACCAAGGTGATTCCTTCTTGCAGCAAACTTTGGCCTATCCCCCCAGACGGTAAGAAGCAGGTCTATCAGTCTAGCTAGGTTCTCTGCCTTTGGGGCTATAACCAGTTCTATCCAACATATATCGCAGTAAGGGTCGCTGTAGTATGGGTCTTCTAAAGCCCTTTGTACGCTGTCCACAAACCTTACCATAGCCATAGCCTCTATACCGTCCTTGCCCTTAATGTAGCCAAGCAGCTTGTTCTGACGGTACCACCGCATCCAAGGCTTAAAATCGCCCCAACACATTGAGGGGCTGTAGTGTTCCTGAACGAACGACTGAATCGAGTCTAAGTCTTCCTCAAACCCCGAGGCCACGCTGATCCTCTGGAACCGAGTAATCTGTGACAGCTACCTTGCGGAGGGGATTTGTATCACGGTAGTACTGGTTAACCAGCTTGTACCATTCCTGACGCTGGGCATCGCTGGAAGCCAGCATTTCCTTTGTTTTAGGAATATAGATATCCTGACGCTCTTTGTCGTAAGCCTCCCTACGCTTTTGCTGATCAATACGATCCTGAGCATAGGGGTCAGGTGCTGGTGCTGGTGCGTTTCCTCCTCCTCCCATATATATGCTCCTATATGCCTAGCAGTTGTAAGATGTCAAGTGACTAGGTAGGGCTGCAGGTATGCGGATATGGACATACCACGGACTGCTAGATACCCAGATGTCGAGCTGACCCTGAAGATAATCTCCCTAAAGTAGTCCTGATCTATCATCGTATCACCATGAGTCTGGATTGGTGCGAACCCGTCCATGTACTGCGGTAGGTTGAATGGAAGGTTAAGAGGTGCGCTTGCCGTTGATACAGTGTTCAGTGTTTCCCAGTCCCCGTTGTCCATCAGGTATTCAATAGTTGCAACGGCTTCTGAATTATAGAACTCGATCTCGCTCTTGTTGCCTAGCTTCCTCGAGCCAGCCTCGGCAAATGTCATTCCTCTTGTAGCGATGCTTGTCTGGATTCCGACCCCACCATCATTCGATGCAGATGCGTCATCAGAGTATGTAATAGCATTTGACGAACCAAAATTATGCCCCCTTCTCCAAAGGTAAATCCTACCGCTTCGATCTCCAATCACGAGGCCAGTAAATAAAGCTGTTGCAGCAACTGCATTTGGTAACGTGATCCCGTTGGATGCCTGAACTCCAGTATATGGGTAGAACCTTCCAGACCACTCACCAATCCAGCATTTGTTAGAGGTATCAAAAGCAACTGTGATAGTACCACCTTCCACCGTCTTTGCGGAAAGGATCACCGTGTTTTCATGGAATACCATCGAGATCTCGCTTGGCTGAGTGATATCAATTTGTTTGATCTTGTCGTTGATCGGAATAGATATCGGAAGACTCACTGCTTGTTCCTGCCCTTGCAGTGTTCGGCTCAACAGGCGCACCCCGTCACGGGACATGAACATCACATCAGATCCAACACGAAGTGCTGCTGATTGACTAAGTGCACCGTTTGCATTTTCAACCGTCTCGACTGAAAACCCAGCAGCAGATGTCTGGGTAATACCGCTTACAACGAATACCCTGTTTTCTTTGAAAACAGCAATACGGTCACCAGTCCACTCCACTATTGCCGTGATAGGCGAAGAGTCTCCACCTATCCTGATTGCATTTGTCACAACATCAAAGTTCGATGTTAGGAAATCACCAACATAAAGGGTATCTGGATTGCTTGCAGTTACGGCAAACAACCTTCCCCTCGTGCTGATCAACCTATTAATCCCAGCGGGGGCTGATACTGCCCCACTGGTTGGTACGGTGGTCACGGTAGAACCATCCCAGTACTTCAGCTGACCAGCTGCGGAACCATCCACAAAATAGAGCTTATCTGCTACAGTAGCCGTATAGACCCTGTTACCAGATGTATATGCAGATGATGTCCCAGTTTGCCATCCAGTAGCCCAAGTTGACAGGTACTTAAGATTGCCACCAAAGAATGCAACCATCTGCGTCACGGTTGTATTTCGGTAGGAAGCTAGGCCGCTAATATAGGAGTTAACCCCAGTCGAAGGAGCAAGAACAAGTCCAAGCCTAGTATGAACAAGCCCGTTCTCATCTAGCTCGACATTGACCAGACTGGTGCATTGGTTCTCACCCAAGATTCTAGCTTGAGTATTAGAGTCTTCCCCACCGCTAAACTGCCTCTGCCCGTCGAAGACCAGAGGCGTATCTAGGGCTTCGTCAAAAATAATAGGCATGGCTTATTGGAAGCTGATCGTGCTTCCCCCGTAGTCCCAGTCATCACGGCTCCACTCACCGTTAAACGCAGCTGAGACCTCGAAGCGGGATGCACCCTGAGAACGCTCGACGTTGCGGGCTAAAGATAAAAGAGTGAGGGCTTCGGACTGCTTGGCCTGAGCCTTGGCGTAAGCCTGTTTGTATTCCAGCATGTCGGCCTCGACAAGTGTAAGAAGTGCCTGCTCTGCGGTATTTATCACGCATACATCGTCATCCTGCTCCATCGAGCGGTAGGCAGACACACCATTGTTTGTTACACGGATCTTGGTCTTGCAGAGGACGGAAAGTGTTCCGCTTTCGGATGCAGCACTTAAAAGCTGAAGCCTGATATTACCAGCGTCAGACCTTGAAAGGATCACGAAGGATGTTGTATTGCCAGAATCGGTGAAAGAGCTTGGTGACATCATAAATGCCGAGCCGTAGTTGGCTGGGTCGATTGCGGTTGTGCCGATCTTGACTGCGACAGGAAGATCCATGTTCG